TTCTCAGCAGCAAACGACAGAGCCGTTGAGCCGTCGAGCTTTTCAAACCCGATCCGGTCAGAGACTGCGGCCAGGATCGCGGTGTCCGTGATGGCAAGGCCAGCAAAGAAGTCCGACTGAGTCGCTTTGTCCAGTTGAGCCTTGAGGCGGAAGTACACAAAGTTGCCTGCGTCGAGCTTGAACTGCTCGCCGATAAGCTGGGCGGAGTATCCGTCGTTCTCGTTAGCGGCGGTGGTAATCGTGGACGTTCCACGTTCGCCGTTGGCCGCGTTCCACTCAGACGTCCCCGTGCCTGCTTCGACGACAGTCGCCGTCCAACCAGTAGGGTCAGTCGTGCCTTCGTTGGCGGATTGGGGCTGGAAGCTGTACCACGTAACCCCATCACCGATGGCCCCGACTATGCGGTGGCGGTGGCCCTGGTAGAACGCCAGGGAACCGCCGATGTATGTACTGTGAATTGAGTCTGGCATATCGTCGCTTCCTTTCGTGAAGCGCCCCCTGCGGGGCGACGAATTACTTTATGACTATGGGGCGACCTCGCCCTGTTTTGCCGCTGTCGAACCGGCTCGGAATCTTGGGAGGAGAATACCGAACCGATCCGGCATTCAGTACCAAACGAGGCTTGCCAGTGTGTCGGCATGTCTCAGCACCCGTCGCAAAACAGGCAACCGATCCGCACTCTGAACAAGCCTCGTTGGTTCGCAGCATTAGGTGATCATTTCCTTCGGCGGGTCAGCAGGGTACTTCGGGTTCATCCCGATTGAGATGACCGCACCATCGACCGGGTCGTTGGCTGTCTCCGTGAAGACTGCGCGGACGTACTTGTCTGAGCCTGAAAGTTGGTCATCCCTGATCTCGATCATGTAGCACTGATTCGCCCCAGCGGTGGTGGTGAATCCCGCAGCACCAGCGGCGGTGATGTTGCCCCAGGTGTTACCACTCGTGCTGGCTGCGTAGTTGAACGCAACCGCCGTAGAGGTTGTCGCTGAGGTGTCGTCGCACGATTCGACCGTGATGGTCGCCGTGCCGGTCGCCCCTGGCCCCTTGGTCAGGACAAAGACCACGCTGCCGTAGTTGGCAAGGCTCATGATGTCCGTAGTGAGGTTGCCGTTGAAAAGATCTTCGTGGGCAGTCGCAGGGTGCGTGTATGGGTTGATGCTGAGTAGAGCTGAAGTTGCCATGTCATTTCCTCCTATCTAAGAATTACGCGCGGGATGCAAGAGCAATCGCGGGACTGACTGTGTTGCTGCCGGTGCGAGGCGTGAGCGGGGTGTCTATCCACATCCGCCCGTCCAGGCGCTCTGTGAACATGTAGACCGTCTCCTGCGTGGTGAACCGAACGTGCGGGCTGGCCGAGGTCGTGAGGGCCTGGCGGTCACCGATGAGGTAGTAGGACAGGTCAACGAGCATGATGTCGCCAACGGTGCCCAACGAAGGTGCCTTCTCCGTGAAGATGACAGGGTGGCCGTAGATGGAAGTGGGCGGGCCACCTGCCATCTGAGAGACCCATACAGGGCCTCCGCCCGTACCCACTGCCTGAGACAGGGAAGCGAGTTGTGGGAAGACGTCGGGGTTAGCAATCCAGACCGCGTTGCCGTGGCTGGAAGGCAGGAGACGCGCGTACATCTTGTCGAGGTTTTCCTTGACGATGGTGGTCGCACCCTGACCAGTTTCTTTAGCAACTGAGATCAGGCATCCAGAGTTCAGGATGCCCTGGGGCTGGCCCGCGCCAGTACCGGAGATGAACGCCACGTCCTCGAAGTAGGCTAGTGCCTCTCCGAACATGCGACTGAGCAGGGTGTCCACAGCGATGGCGGAGTCCTGTATCAGCTCATTGGAGAGGACGGTGTAGCCCGTGAGCTTGTGGGCATCAAGAACGATCTGTCCGAACGTGGGTTGATTGGTTGTCGAGGACAGATCCTCGGCCTCAGAACCCCATGATGCGGACACGCCACCGAACACGTTGCTCGCGTGGCTGGCGTCCTTGATGGAAGGAATACGGAGCGAGTTGGAAGCCATCGGCATCGTGAACGCACGGGGCCGAATGATTGACTGCTCCAACGGGATCATCATGAGGTCGGGGCGGAATTCTTCAGGAACGAGGAACCCACCAGCGTCTCCGAACGACTCGCCGAGGCTACGGGACTGGACGAGGCGCGGGTCGATGCCTATCCGGTTTTGGCCCGCCTCGAACACCTTCTGGAAGAACTCACCACGAGAGACGAACTTGCCGTCCTCGCTGGCTCCGACCGCGTCCTTGTTGTAGCTCATCGCATCGGGCAGGCGCTTCGCGCCATTCTTTGCCAGAACATCCTTGACGGCGTTCGTGACTGCTTCTCCGGTTTTTGCCTGGATGCGATCGTTTAGAATCGCCTCCAGTTCCGACTGAGTTTCTGGGAATCCGTCTTTCATCTCTCATCCTCCATTAGTACCGCCTCGGCTGCCGCAATCGCGACAGCGTAGGGGTCGAATTCAACGGCCATATTCTCGGGAGCGGCGTCACCTACATCGCCAGTGACGACTTCGTCCGGCTCTGGCGCTTCAGGTTCAGTCGTTTCCACGTCAATCTCTGCCTCGGTAGGTGCGGTCACCTTTAGCAACTCGACGACCTTGGTGGCAATCGCGTCTACCAGTTCCTCGTCGATACCGTTTATGGGCATATCGGCCAACCTTTCTGCTGCGATCTCGGCCATGACTGGGTCAATGCCAAGCCCCTTGATGATGCGTTGCAGCGCGTCGGGGTTGCTCGGAACCGTGACCGCTGAAACCTCCAGCAGTTCTTGGCCCTTGAACTCCATGCCACGTGTCCCGAACGCATCGTCTGCATAGAGCGGTGCGGCCTTGTCCATGTCGGGGATGAACCCAACACTGAACGCCAACTGGCGTTCCTTGGCGAGTTCAAACGCCCAGTCAGCCTCGGCGTTGCCCTTCCCGATGAAGAACCTTGCAACGCCTCGCATCTTGGTGCCCTGGACTTCCATCTTTTCCCAGACCCCGATCTGCGACCGGAGCGAGGAGTAATCATGGTTGGCAAGGACGACGGGGTGGTTCATGAAGTTCTTCAGGTTCCATCCCTCGGCTCGGATGACATCGCCGTCCCTGTCAACGCTCTCGGACGACACGATGGCACTGACGCGGCCCGTGGCCTCGTCCAGAATCTTCGTTTCATCCGCGCGGTAGACCTTCGTTCTCAGCATCCGCTTCTCCTCAGACAATAAAAAAACCCGACTGCTCTGCCGCCGGTACGGTAGAAAAGTCGGGCATCGTATGTGCCTCACGGTCGGCCCTGGCTCTCTAGGAGCGCGCGCCTTCCTGTATGAAATTATCGGAGCCACTCTAGCAAGTGGGATATCAGTCTGTCTAGGTACTTGACAACGTCGGAACGCTACCTGTATAGTTATCTCATCAAGTTAGTAGGAGGGCAGCGATGAGAATTTACGGAAGCCTGACCAACCGAATGATTGAAGAAATGAGCAACCAGCCGACGCCAGAAGTAGGGATGCCCATCACGGTCTGCATGTGGAGTGACCGAGTGGTCTACAACATCACCAAGGTCGTCAGCCCCAAGCGGTTCATCGTTGATGACTGCTTGGCAGTCACCCTTCGCAAGAACGGCCAGTGGCGCTTCGAGGGCGAGAGCATGAACGGAGGCGCTGGCATCGTCATCAATCGCGCAGATGAGTACCGCGACCCAAGCTTCTAGCCCACAGGGGCGGGGCGCAGGCCCCGCCCAGTCCGGTCGGTAACACACACACAGGAGGCAGCACGATGAGCGAACAGATCAGCGATATCACGACCGAGCATCTAGGGCCAGATGCAACCGAGGAGGAGGCCGACCTCGCCCTGCTCTGGCTCCTGACACATGGCTACGAAGGGAACGCCGAAATCGGAGACGTTACCGAGGCCGACTGGCAGGACGCTGTCGAGTGGGCGTTACGCCACACAGATGGTACGCCGCTGACCAACTATCACATTACCCAGCCCAGCCCAGTTCAGTCGGTAACACACGCACGGAGGAGAAATAATGCAGACGTTTCTACCCTTCCCCAATTTTCACGATTCACTCCGCACGCTTGATTCGAAGCGGCTCGGAAATCAAATCTACCGCGAAGCTCTGACGCTTGCGCGGGGCGGCTGGCCAAATCATCCAGCGTCAAAGATGTGGCGCGGCCACGAGCGCAGCCTTTGTGATTACGCGCTAGCAGGGCTGGATGTACTAGCTGAGCGTGGTAAGTATTACCCGCAGCATCGAACCACGTTCCTTGCGCTTCGTAGTGCGTTAGATGACACCGGAGCGCCACCGTGGTTAGGCGATCATGCATTCCACGAGTCGCACCAATCTAACCTCCTGCGCAAAGACCCTGCTCACTACGGACAGTTCGGGTGGACTGTTCCCGATGACCTGCCATACGTCTGGCCGAAGCCAGTCACGGAGGTAGCCTGAATGCTAGGCATCATAGGAGTCATCGTTGCGGTTGCATTCATAGTCGCCTACGTAATGCCAAGCAAATAGAAACCAGCCCCGCTACGGCGGGGCTTTTCTTTGCCTACTTCCTAGGCCCTCTGAGGATTCCAAGATACTTAGAGCCGCCCCACTTGCTGAGACGGCCTGGTGATACCTTGCCCTCTGGGTACTCTTTGAGCATCTCGATCCCGTACCGGATCGACGTGCGGTAGTTGGCGATGCCGTCCACGTGAGCGGTCATCAGGCTTACTAACTCAACCGCCTCCGCTACGTCATCCACTTCCCATTCACGCAGGATTTCCGCTATCTGCTTCACTCGCTTTGGCAACAACATAATCAGCCAGTTCATCATTCAACTCCCATTCATGCTTACACCGGCGGCACTTCATGACCGTGCCCACCGCGACGTTCTCCCCGCCCTTGCGGTTACATTCAGGGCAGCGCACTTCGGGTATGAAACCGCGTTCGCCCTGCTCACTGATTGGCGTGTCCCTGTACTGCACAACGCAGCGACAGTTGACGTGACCTGGGATCGTATCGTGGCCGGACTGGAAACTGTCCCCGATCTTGATCCAGTCCTCGGAAGAATTGGCGTCACATATCTCAGGGTTCACCAGGCTGTCGGCTTGCGTGACCCACCGCTTCTCAGTGCGACCGTCGGCCCGCGCCGCCTGCTTGTGGCCCTGCCCCAGTG